ATTCTAATTTTATGACCTTTTTTCTTTAAACTTTCTGCATATGTTTTAGTTGTTGCAAAAAAATCACTCATATCAAAATTAGGGTCTATATCAAAAAATCCAGATAACATTTTGTTTAAAGCTCTATTGTTTGTTAATGGCGCACCTTGTTGATTCATTTCAACTATTTTTGTAGCTGATGGAATAAATGTAGTTTGACCTGTTTCAGATACAATTCTTGGTGACCACATATCAGGCATCATTTTTCCTGTAGGGTCATTAATATAATTTTCTACACGTGTTTCACCAGCAAACTTATCATCAATGTATTTTCTCATTATCTTTGCAGCTTTTTCACCCTTACGTTTACCAACCATACCAGCATCATATATACCCATTTTTTTAGCTAAGTCACGTACATTAGTTATTGTGAACTTCATATCTAAAAATGCATCAATAAATCTATCAGCAGCATATGTATCATATCCAGTTGACATCATATGATTTACCATTGTTCTATATGCTTCAGCTTTATTGTTATATGAAAGAGTTGTTCCTGGTTGTATAGCAAATAATTTTTTAAATCTAGGACTCATACCTGCAGTTAATTCAGAATAAAAACCCATATTTCTTGATGTAGATATAAGACCTGTATCTTGCCATTTAACAAAATCTGCTTTAGATACTACTTGTGTATCATCCATGTATTTTGTTTTACGTGGTATTAAGTTATTTGATTTAAAAATATCTTTAGATTTAGTAATTGTTTCATCAACAGTTCTAATACTTCTATTTATAGCTCTACCTGCTAAAGAACCTACAGATGGTACAACAACATTTTTACCTGCAACTTTACTTGCAACATTAGAAGCTAAAGCAGATGTACCTTTAGGCAAGCTATCAAGCATAAATACTTGGTCCATACCTGGAGTTCTTATTCCATTACCATACATTCTACGAAATAAAGCTTCTATACCTGTTTCATCAATTTTTGGGTCTAACATTAATTTTTTAATTTCAGGTGGAAAAAATTTAGTAAATGGATTCATTTCTAATGCCATACCAGATTTATTTAATGCATATGCTTTAATAACTCCTGAATCTTTTAATACGTCAACTAAATCATTACCTGATTTTGCAAATGTAGTACGTAATTTACCACCAACTAATCCCCATTCTTTTTTAAGTTTGTTAGTTTTTTTACGTGCATCTTTAATTTGTTTAGTTAAAGGTTTTACAAAACTAGATTGATAACTATCAAAGTTTTGTATAAATTCATCTACATTATCAATTGGTTTACCATTAAGTGGATTTTGTTTATTTGTTTTAATCCAATTATTAACTATTTCTTTTTTCTTTAATGGACTAAATAATCCTTCTTTAGATATTTCAGTTAATGGATTAACAGTTCTAGAAAGTTTTTGTAATTTCTTAAAAGTCTTTACACCTTTATAAAAACCTAATTCAGATACTGCACGTAAAGAACCATCTATCCAACCTGATAAAACATTGTATTGTTCTGTACCAACACGATATTTTAATCCAGCTTGATATCTACCATATGAATATGGTTCTTTAACACCAGCTATTGCGTTAACACTTAAGTTATTTTTAACAGCTTGTTGGTCAGCTAAAGCAGGTGTAAGTACTGCTCTACGACCAGAAAATATTTCTATTTGATTAGGTTTTTGTATAGATGTCCAGTTTATATCAGTATCTTTATTTGGTTTGACAATAGGAATACCTTTTTCTTCATAAAATCTTCTTTGTGATTCTAACTTAGAATATCCCATATCCATAAGTTCTTTAACTGTAGGGTCATTTTCTGCCATAACAGATTCAACTCTAAACCATCTTTTGTTGTTCATATTGATTGGTTCACCTTTACGTAATTGATTTACCATTTCAAATACATATGGTGAGCCACCTACCTCAGCAGCTTCTTTAGCAAATTTCATCCAACCTTTAGTTTCTGTTAACCAACCTTCTTTTGTTCCGATATCATCTAAATATTCTGATTTAGAAAAATCAATAGGTAAAAATTGTTGTGCATCATTTAATGTATATCCACTTTCTACAAATCTATCTAAAGCATTTAACTGTTGTGCATATGCCAATACCCTACCTATAAACTGAGGTCTATTGTTAGGTATTAAAAATTGTCCACCAGGTATTGATGTTAATCCTTGTTGAAAAGTTGATAAATCTCCTATATTGCCTGGGTCTACTTCAAACTCACCTGTTTCTTTATTAAGACGAATTTTAGGTCTTTCTACTTCACTGCCTGTAATACCAGGATTGTATTTTATTAATAACTCACTCATACCGTCACCTAATGCAACTAACCAGTTAGTAAATGCACGAACAGGTGTCAATATGGTTCTATCACTTTTTCTACGTTCTTTAAACATAGCTTGTATTTCAGATTCATCACTTTGATAACTAACTGTTGAATAATAATTTGCAATTAAATCATCTGCGTTACCTGTTTTGTATCCACCGTATTTTTGGTTATACCAAGTATTAGCTTGTTGTGCCATCATTTCTTTTGCATAATGGTCATTTAAATCTCCAAAAGCTTGTGAGTCTACAGGTATATTTGTTTCTAACGCCATAGGTTGTAACATTTCTGCAGGCAACATAGGATACCTATCTGTTAATGCAGTAAACCTAGTTTCAAACTGTGGGTTTCTATCTAAGAATTGACGTGCTTGTTCACGCCTATTTTCTTCTCTAATGCCTTGTTGAGCAAATGCTTTTTCTTCGAGGAAGTTTAACACTAAAACCTCTGTGATTGTCTTGTGCTAATTAACTGTGTAAGTAATGTATTTCCTGGATTTCTTACTGACATTTCTTCTAATAGTATATCCATGTCGTTTTGTAGCGATTCATCTGCTATACCATCTTGATTTATATCAATAATATTTCCTGCAGTAGGAGCTTGATATTGTCTTTCTGTAGGTCCATATAAAGTTTGTGATATTTGTTGTTGTGGCATTGGAATAGGTTCTACTTTAGGTAAACCTCCTCCAGCACGTTGTTGTGCAACAAACTCTTTATTTGCACCGTAATCAGCGTCAGGAAGCCTTCTAAGAGGTTGTTTTTTACTTCCTGGCCCTCCGTCAGTTCTATTCCTATTTGGAGTAGCTACTGGAGCTGGGTTGCTAGGTTGTCTATATCCGCCTCTGTTAGAACGTTTCTTTGCCATTATAAAAATCCTTTGTAATTAATATAATAATTCCAGGACTAGGTGTAATAATTTCTTCAACGTTTTCTGAAAGTATATCTAATTCGTCAGTTACGCCATATTCTTTATACACTAAATCCCAGAACTCTACATCAAAATAATCTTGCATTCTTCTATATTCCAAATGCTTGAGCCATTGTTGGTACATTTTGTCCTCCACCTTGCATCATCTGTTGTTGCATCATTTGTTGTTGTATCATAGCTTCTTCTTCAGGTGACATCTGTGGCTCTTGTGGAGTATAGAACTGCTTCATAATTTCTGTTATTGCAGATGGATACTCGTAAATAGCTATTGCAGCCATTGTTGCTGCAGGGTCACCTTGTGCAGACCTTGCTAAAATACTATCAAACAATACTTGTTCAGCTTTGCTTTTACGTATTCTTTCTTGTACTTTTGCTATGTTTTCTAAACCATCAATATTATCTTGTAATGTTTCTACGTCTATAACACCTGCTTGTAATAATTGCAATCCAGTTACAATTTTTTGTGGTTCATCAAAACCAGCCATAACTCCGTAAATACGTCTAGTTTTAAAGTCACCACCAATATCAGCAAGTGGTTGATAGTTTTCTGCAAATGAAGAACCATTTAAGAAACCTGCCATTGGTTTTTTAGTAATGCCTTGTGAATAAGATAGTATTACATCCATCTCTAATCTTTTAGCATCCATTTGTGTTACAGCAGATTTTATAATATCTCTATACTCACTAATCATAAGTGACATAGTGCTATTAAGTTCTGACAAACCTGCACCAGTAACAAATGAGTTAGGTGATTGGCTATCGTCTGTTACAGGATAACCACCTACCATACGCAATTGTCTTTCCAATCTATCTATTTGTTGGAATAACTGATACGGCATATTATTCATTGGTTTAGAAACTTGTGTACCTGGAGCTAGATAGTTAACAGCAAATCGACCTTTTCTATATTGTCCGGATTCTATCTCACCTGATATGTTGGTTTCTGTAAAAACAGAATCTTCCATTGCTATTGCTGACATAATGTTTATTTTTGCCATCATTGCCATCAAACCTATAACATGGTCATATTGTCCTTTTAGTTGGTCAAAAGACACACGCTTCATAAATACAAATGGTGGAGTTGATAGAACGTTAGGTATAAAATCTAAAATCATGTTACGTTCTGGGAATACTACATAAGTACCACCCATGTCGTAGTACTCAATAATTCTTACACCAGAATAAGTATTGTCTTCCCAGTTTTGTTCTCTGTTGTTTTCATATGACATAAAAGGTGCAGCTAAGTCACCATTAAGCTCATCACCTTCATCATCATCTTGTTTTAAAATTTGTTCTGCAAACTCTGGATAAATTTGTGCAAGTTTGTATCTAGGTATTCTTCTAATAACAGCCATTTCTCTAGGTTGTTGGTCAGGACCAAAGTTACCTGGAAATGTATCGTAAGGGTCACGTAGTTCTGCACTTGGATAAACAAATCCGTTAGTATCACGTTTTGTTGTAATTACCCAAGCACAATAACCATAACCAGGAAGCCATCTAGAAGCTTGTTGCAACTGGCTAAGTAAATTTTGTTTTTCATCATAGTTAGTAACAATACGTTCTAATTTTTCTGCACGTAGTTTACTTCTAGTAGAATCATTATCGTTAGGTACATCTACTCTAACTTGTGGTATACCTGCTACTTTTTGTGCAAGTCGGTCAATACCAGATTGCAACATGTTAGGAGCTGGTAATAAATCAGCATCAGAGGTTTCCATTGTATTACCTAATAATGCTTTTATACCATCTGAACCACCATTAAGAATTGCTTTTATTCTAGCTTTTTGTACTTGTCTTTCTTGTACTAATTTACCAGATGTAAGTTCAGCAGCATTCTGGACAATCTCTTTGTATGTTTTAATATCTAAATTTTCTATGCCCATGGTGCTTCGTTCATATCCGTCATCTTATAATCTCCATAACTAGGACTATAGTCTAATCCTATATCAGCAGCATGCTCTTTTTGCATACGCCTAAAAACCTTCATTGGAAACCAACTTGCCATAACTATATCAGTTTTTTCCTTGTTTCGTTTAGAAACAGGTTTACCATCAAAGTATAACAGTTGTTGTCTGTATTTCTGCACTTTAGCATTAGATTCTCCATCACCAGTAGGTAAGTGTATTCTTCTATCTTCAAATAAATCAGCCATTGCACCTACACCATATAGTGGGTCATGTTTGTTTTTACCTGTTAAATGTCCTTGTACAGTTATACCAGTACGTAATGTAAATTCTTTTATACCTTCGTCCATGCGTATAGCAGATTGAAATCCGTTTTCCTCTACTATCCAATGTCTACAATCGTACTCGTGTAACCATATTGCCATTTGGTCTAACGCAGCTCTAATACCACCACCACGTTTGTTTTCTAAATCAACTAAATACAACTCACCTCTGTACTGGTCTATACCCCATAATACGGATGCTTGGTAACCACTTGATGCAGGGTCTAATCCAGCAACTAAATATAAATTTTTATATACCTGTCCTAGTACTAAGTCAGGTCGCATACATTGGTCAATCATGTTCATAGTAAATATTTGCGTACCTTCTACATATGCTTGATTAAAATAAACCATTTCGAATGTCTGCCTACCACCTGTAGATTCAGCAGAATGTAACCTAGACATTAACCATTTAAAAGTTCTTTTACCTGGCCATAACATACAATCAGTATGTTCTTCTTCTAAGTGTTCTGGTATTTGACAATCTAATTCGTGTGCAGTTTCTACTATGCTTATAAAGTTATCTGATTCTAATAAGTGATTATATAAATCATCAGGGTGCTGACGTGAGCCAATAACAATAACAGCTGTATGTTCCTCTTTACGACTTGATAGTGTAGTAGTCCACCATTGTCTTGTACTTTCTCTAGCACCAGGTTGCATAGTAGTTTGATGGTCCTCAATGTCGTCTGCAATAATTATGTCACAGTCACGTGATAGAATCTTACCACCTTTACCTACAGCAACCATTGTAGGTGATTTAATACCTGCAACTGTTCTAGTACCTACAGTAAATTGGTTTTGTGACCAGTTTTTACCTGACCTGTTATCTGGTTTAAAGCTAGTACCTGGTAAACAAAAATCTTCTTGTAATTCTTCATTAGTATCTAGTACGTCAAGTACAGCAGATAACGCATTCTTAGCTATGTCTTCGTTACCACCTACCCACATAATACGTACGTTAGGGTTTTTGCATATCTGATATACAGCAAAGTGTATTAATAACTCTGTCTTTCCATGTCGTGGGGGTGACAGTATCAATAATTCTTTACCGTGTTCTATAGAATCTATAATGTTATTTATCCAGTTAGTGTGAAATTCTGCAGTATCATATTTTTTGCCCAGTTCAGTACGAAAATATCGTTGTCGGAAGTTCGAAAAATTTTCTAATGCAGCCTGCGCATCTTCGCTTAGTTCCCAATCTTCTGCGGCTATGGTGTTTTTAACATCTATTTTGTAGGCAGCAAGCATACGACTGACAGTAGCAGCTGTGCAACCAAGGAGGGAAGCTGCGTCTACTACTGCCATATCGCCAGTTGCAACTTGTTCAGCTATTCCTTCGCTTACGAAAGCTCGGTAATGCTGCCCTCGTCTAACAGAAGCGTAGTCGCCTTCGTCAGACTTACGTTCTATATTAATAGGTTTTTTGTCAACTGTCTTGTTATGTTTTTTATCTCTGGCAAATTGGCGTTTTCTGCACTTATCAGAACAAAATTTAGCTTGTCTACCTTTTAATTTCTTCCTACAACCTTCTGCTATACAGATTACGTTATTTACGGTATCGACCATTATTGTCTAACTTTCCTTAGAT